AGTCGCCGCGAGGGATGAACTTGCTGGTGGTCAGGTTCGCCATCAGCGGCTGCGGGCACGGGAAGAACCCCTTCAGCGCCAGCGGGTCCTTCTTGTAGTCGCAGATGATGTTGTAGCCCAGGACGTGCCAGTAGGCGCACTTCGTCGTCTTGTCCCATATCTCGAAGACCCCGGCCTTCTCCCAGGGGTCGTTGATGTGTCCCAGGGCATCAGCCTTGCTCTTCTGCTTGCTGACCGGGATGTCCTTGCCGATCTTGTCGCCGAACCGGGCGCAAAGCTCCTCGCGGTTCATGTAGACGCGGCGGGCGACCCAGCGCACGTCCTGCCAGACCCTGGCGGGGCTCCACCAGAAGTCCTCCCAGTAGACGTAGTCGGCCGGCGCATCCTCGGAGGTGATCGCCTCGTAGGGCACGGGCTCGGCAAGCTGCTCGCCGGTCGTCGGATCGGTGACCGGGTCGGTCTGTGTTTCCTCAGTCTCCACCTCGTAGCGGTACCAGACCTGACCCAGGCCGATGACGAGGTAGTCCGACACGGCCTGCCGGGTGATCTCGGGGTAGGTCGACTCGTCGTCGTCCTCGCAGTCGTTGTTGAGCATCCGCTGCAGGATGTTGGCCGCCACCCGGGAGACATCGTCCTCGCTGTCCTTGTGGGTGTTGCTCACGTCCACGTTGGGAGGCTTGGCGTACAGGCTCGACTTCAGCACCTCGATGTTCGACCAGAACAGGTTGAACTTGCTGTCGCTGTTGTCGAAGGCCGCGCCGTCGCGCTCGTCGAGGTACTTCTTCACCAGCTTCCTGGCGGTGGTGTGGAACTTCGACAACTCCTTCTTTGCAGCCTGAAGCTCCCGCTCCCAGCGCTCGGCCAGCTTTGCCGGGTCCTTGCCCTGGTCACGCTCGGGGATTAGCGACTGATCACCGGGCTTCTTGCCATCGTGGATGTCCTGATACTCCTTGCCATCCGATGGCATTGCGCTACCAGTAGTTGCGCCTGGAGGCTGTTGCGGCGGGTATGTAGCCATCAGAGTCGTCCTTGGTTCGCCGAGGGCCCGACAGTCTCGTGGAGCATCTCCAGGGTGAAGGAGTGACTGAGCGGCGGCACGATTATGGTCTTCTCGGGCGGCGGGGGCTCGATCACCACCAGCTTGGCCGCGCCCTCCATGTACGCATCGGCCGGGTGGCTCGACCAGTCATGCTCGGGCTCGCTGCTGAACGTCTTCGTCTCGTCGTCGTACTTGAAGTGGTAGGCCCTGAGGGCCATCAGCAGGGGCTTGCAGGCCTCGTTGTTGGCGATCCTGACCCGGCGCAGCATCAGCCGCCCCGCGTTGATGCTGTCGGCCTTCTTCCGCTGCTCGTTTACACGCACGTCGCAGCCGGCCCAGGGCCGGTCGGCCAGGAACGTCTCGACCACCGAGCGCTTGGACGCGAAGCTCCTGGCCTTGGCGTCGTGCGGCAGCACCAGCACATCGGCGCGCGGCTGCTTCTGTAGCCTGGGTATCCACTCCTCGGCATCCATGCCGCTGCCATCGTCGTAGTGGAAGATTTCAAAGCCGCCGCGCATGCGCTTCCACCAGACGAACGCCGCCTTGTCGCGGTAGCCGATGTCGGAGGTGACCCAGACCTCGTCGTTGGGCCCGCCCGCCTCGACCATGCAGATGCGGCCCTGCTTCTCCATCTGCTCGACGTAGCGGCCGAAGATCGCGCCCACGTTCGCGGCACTGAAGTCGCAGTCGTACTCCTGGCGATATAGCTCGTCGGGCATCTCGCGCCGCTCGTCCTCCAGCACGCCCAGGGGGATGTGCTGCGTCTCGGTCACGCCCAGGTGCGAGTGGTACCAGTGGTCGCTGGTCTTCGCCAACTGGATCAGGTCGTAGAAGTGGTTGTAGCCCCGGGGTGTAGAGATGTGCGCGGCCCAGCCGCCGTTGGCCGCGAGCATGGGGCGGAACATGCTCCAGGCGCGGGGGTCCGACAGCGCCGCCTCGCTCATGGCGATGCCGAACGGGTTGGAGCCCACGAGGCTGTCGTAGTAGTCCGAGCCTACAAGCTGCCAGATGCTGCCGCACCTGAACGTGATCTTCATCTCGGTCTTGTTGGTGTCCTCGCGCAGGTGCTTCGGGAAGACTTGGTCGAGGGTCTTCCTGCCCTGGTTGTCGAACCCGTCCCAGACCACCTTGCGAGCATGCTTGTGCGTGGGCAGCATGTGGAAGTACATGCCCGGGCGCTCGTGCAGCATCTTGGCGGTCTGGTGCAGCATGGTGAGGTCCTTGCCGAACCGCCTGGGCCAGCACACGGCCGCACGCAGGCCGCCGTGGTCGAAGTAGCGCATCAGCGCCTTCTGCGGCGGCCGACCGACGAACCCGTTGGGCAGGACGATCTCAGCCAAGGCTCGGTCCGCCCATCCAGTACCACAGGACCCAGGCCATCGTGACCCCGCCAGTGATGAAGCCCAGGGATGCAGCGAGGATGATCCAGCCGGTCATGTCAGCCACGGTGCTTGGCCCTCCAGATCAGCCAGCGGTCGGCAGCGATGCCGGCGATGAAGGCGACGACGAAGTCCAGGCCGTAGGACCACCAGGGGTCGTGCATCACAGCCATCCCTCGCCTGCCGACCAGCCGAACAGGGCGAAGATGCACAGCAGCAGCAGGATGAACATCAGCCGCCACTTGCTCATGTTTCGTCGCTGGTAGTTATGGCGGGCCGCCGACCCACAGCCCAGGCGTGGCCTCGCCAGCGTCCAGCACCTCGGCCACATGCTCGCCGATCAGGCCGGCAGGCAGCCTGTGCCACTGCACGCCGTGGTCCTGGCGTGCGAGCCCGGCATCGTCGAGCGCCCCGCTGTCCAGGCCCCGGTACTGCACGGCGTCGTTGAAACGCTCCGAGGTGTCGCACACGTCCAGCACCAGCAGTGTGCCCCGAGGCTTCAGGTACGACCGCGCCACGGCCAGCATCGCCGGCACGCTGTAGGCGTGGTGCAGGCTGTAGCCCAGGACGACGAGGTCCTGGCGTGGCAGCCGCGCCGCGAGGTCGGGGTCCTGCATGTCGGCCTGGATCAGCAGGCCCTGGCACAGGCAGCGCACTAGCTGCGCCTTCGATGCGTTGACCAGGGTGAAGCACAGGTCACGCCGCTGGGCCTGCCAGTACGCCTCCATGCCGCCGACGCCGCAGCCCAGGGACAGCACACGAGCGCCCAGCGGGACGTTTACACGCTGCAGCACCCTCAGGCTGTGCCGATGCTCGTCGCCCTGGGCGAGCATGAACAACTGGAAGATCGTCTGCCCACGCTCCAGCAGCCAGTCGGTGACCGAGGCAACGCGGGCGTCGTCGCTGTAGAGCGGATGGCCCTCTGGCGGCCAATTACCAGAGACGTAATGCGATGGCTCGACATCGTGGCCGTTGACCTCAACCCTGGGCTCCATGAGCGCTACGCCTCTTTCCTGATGACCACGGTCAGCGGGCCGCCGCCCTCGCCGACGACCTCGGAGCGGTTGAGCTTGGGCGCTGCGAATTCGGCAAGCTGGGCCAGCAGCCGGGCTGCACCAGCCGGGTCGGGAGGCCGCCCAGGCACCGTCTTGCCGCCGACCTTGCGGTTGCGCGAGCCCTCGGCCGTCTGCTTGAGCCACAGGGCGACGTTCTCGCGGTTGTCGTCGAGCAGCGCCTGAACGGTGTCCCTGAACGCGACCGTCGACTTGTTGGGCACGCCAGCCTTGCGCCCAGGGCCGCCTGCACCACCGGGCTGGAAGCGCCCTTTGGTGCTGGTTTGTTTTTCGGGCTCACCGGGCGTCGAGGGGTTTGACATGGCCGCGAATGTACAGCCAATCGCCCGCGCCGCGAAATCGGCCGAACAGCCCCCGAACAGCCTGAACAGCCCGAACAGCCTGTCCGCCTATACGCGGGTCGCGTTTCGCGCGCACGCGCGCAGCCGCCCCACAATCCCTTCTTCTCCCTTGTATGGGAGACGACAGGCTGTCCTAAGCTGTTCTACCGGGCGTAGCGGCCTCCGGCCAGGGCTGTCCCAGGCTGTCCTGCAGGACTGTCCTTGGCTGTTCCGGCACTATTTCACGCCGACCCAGACAAACGGTAGCCTGGGGCTTCAAAAGTCTCTAGAATCCAAGCTTGACAGACACCACAAGCGGAGCTTCCAGATGACCACCCAGACCCAGACCCAGGCAGCGTTCGTCGGCCCCCTGCCCCAGGCCAAGAAGGGCCGCCCGGCCAAGTACGCCAACGCCGCCGAGCGCCAGCGCGCATGGCGTGCCGCCAACACCGTCAAGACCCTGTCGCTCGACGGCAAGGTCGGCCCGACCATCGCCCGCCTCGCCGAGCAGTTCGACTGCACCGAGACGCATGTCGTCAACAACCTGCTGCGCTTCGCGCTCGCCAACCGCAACTGGAACACCCTGGGCATCGGCGGCTGGGACAAGGACGACAAGCGCTTCGCCAACGGCAAGCGCCCGGCCCCGGTGGTCGACATGAGCGCCCTCGACGCCGAATTCCCCCTCGTTTAAACCTCAAGGACCACCCCCATGAACACCGCCCAGCAACGCGCCCTAGAGGCCTTCAAGGCCTTCATGCAGACCCAGGTCAGCAAGAACCCCGAGTACAAGGACACCGTCAGCGTCGAGGTCGAGCAGAGCGACTACGGCATCACCTGGGTGACCGCCAGGACCGACATGACCGGCCTGCCCGAGGGCAACATGCTGCGCTACGTCGCCGCCCAGTACTGGTTCGTCAAGGTCGGCAAGCGCGGCGGCCTGGAGGTCAGGATGGCCCCCCGCTGCTACGACCAGTTCATCGGCCGCCGCGCCTTCGGCATGCGGTTCAGCCACACCGCCAGCAAGTAACCTCACCACCCTGGAGCTACACCATGACCATCCCCGCCTGGACCTTCGACAACACCTCGATGATCGTCGTCGTCGGCCACAACCCCGAGGCCGCCGACATCACCAACCCGACCGGCGCGATCCACGGCGTCCTCAACTTCGTCCGCGCCTCCAACGCCCACGGCGACACCCGCGAGCTTGCCGTGACCTCGGGCTCGCTCGATCCGATGCTGGCGGCCATGTCCCTGGCCGACCGCCTGAACCGCCGCATGAGCCTGGGCAAGCTCCCGGTGGGCTTCGACCTCTGGCCTGCCGGCCGCCCGGTCTACGGCAGCGATGCCTACGTCGAGTACGGCCAGGACGACGACATCGCCCTGGAGGCCCGCGAGGCCCAGGACGAAGCCTGAGCCTGCCATGCGCTACGACCAGCCGATGTCCCAGTTCGTCCTGTCCGGCGTGCCCCAGGCCGCCGGCCGGGTCCGCCCGACCCTGTTCCTGCGCCTGCCGATGGCCTTCGGCCAGTGCCGCTGGATCACCCTCCGCACCTTCCCCACCATCAACCCTGGAGCTACAGCATGAAGACCCTGCAAGTGATCTGGAACGGCCAGGAGGTCGGCACCCGCAAGTCCGACCGCCCCTACACCTGGGCGCTCGTCGCCCATACGTTCCGCGAGGCCGACTACCGCGAGCGGATGGCGAAGGCCAAGTACCACCACCTGACCGCCGCCTACCTCGACGAGACGTGCGCCATGAAGCACAAGCCCAGCGTCATCTCGTACCACGGCAGCGCCGAGCTTGCCCACGCGGCGGCCGGTGCCAAGCGCCTCGACCACCTGTGCTGCTCGATCTCGGTCGTGCCCGTTCAGGTCAAGGCCGCCAAGCCCCGCAAGAGCAAGCTGGCACCGCTCGCCGAGCGGCTGCAGGACGAGGGCATGTACACCAACCAGTTGACCACCAAGGCCGATCCCTCGGTCGTCGGCTGACCCCATTTCGTTACGGAGAATTGCATGTTCACCCTCCTCGTACTCCTGGGCTTCCTCGCGGCCATGCTGCTCCTCTGCTACCTGTCGGTCGACACCACGCCCGACCCGTGGGCGAACCCGAGCCCCGAGGAGAGCAAGCGCCGCATGACGGCCTACGCCGAGGGGGATTGACAGCCCCAGGCTGCAGCCCCCAGAATCGCCACCCCAACCAGAGCATCACCACCATGAGCAAGCGAGTCACCCTCAAGCTGAAATCGCCCATCGAGGCCAACGGCGGCAGCATGGAACGCACCGAGGTCTACGAGGTCACCGAGATGGCCGATGGCACCCTGTCCCTGTGGGGCATGCACCCGACCAAGGACCCCAGCGTCTGGGTGCGCGGCAGCGCCGGCTACAGCGGCGTGCCCAACATGGTCGCCTTCGCTGCCGAGCGGCAGGCTGAGAACGACAAGCGTGCGACCCAGGCCAGCAAGGCCGTGGTCGAGGAGCGCGAGCGGCAGGTCCGCAAGGAGGAGGCAGCGCCTGCCGTGCGTGCCATCCAGGCGGCCCACGGGCTGCTCCGCAGCGACTGGGAGCATCGCATGTGGGAACAGGTCGGCGAGGACATCGGCGGCCGGCTGCTGACCTTCTGCATGGTCGAGATGTCGCACCCCGAGGAGAAGGCCCGCGAGGTCGCCCTCAGGAAGCTGTTCCGGCCCTTCCTCACCGAGGCCAAGCAGAACGCCCGCGAGGAGTACCCCGAAGACTACCGGGAGGCCGACGACAAGGAAGACTTCTACGCCGACTACATCGACGACATCGCCACCCACATCGCCGAGAACATCGGCTGACCCTGGAGCTACATGAAGCACCCCGACATCCCCCTGATCCTCGCCTTCGTCGTCATGGCCGTTCTGGTCATCGCGGTCCTGCGCGTCCTCTTTGAGTCGTACATGGCCCACCGCGACTACCAGCGCCGCACCAGGGCCGCCCAGGACGACATCTACGCCGCCGCCTGGGAGCGCCAGAGGAAGCTGCTCGACAACGCCGCCTGGGAGCAGGCCAGGAACAACTGCACCGAGCAGAACATCGCCCAGGCCCAGGCCGACGCCTACAACACCAACCGGAGCATCCGATGAACGCCATCGACCTCGACAACCTGTCCAACTGGCGCTTCGCCCGCCGCTGCGGCGAGCTTGTGCCCGACGCC